CCTAAAAATAGCCCCGGAGGGATTTTTCCCTGAAACTTTCCGATCGAAAGCCGGTTGGAACTAATCAGAAGGAGTACAACAATGTCCAGTACCAGCCCGGATGTCGAGGCGTATCAGCTCGTCACGCCTCCTGCGAACTACGTTGGTGCTCTGAAGCCGCTGTACCTCTACAACGCTGACAACACGCCGAACGTCGCCTCTCTCCAGGCCGCGGCTCAGGCCGATGTGGCCGCTCTGACTCAGCCTGCCATCACCGGCGGCGAGTCTCCGACCGAGGCGGAGTTCAACGCCCTTCGTGTCGACCACGCCGCGACCCGTACCGTCCTGAACGCCCTCCTCGCGAAGCTGCGCACCGCCGGTATCCTCGCCCCCTGAGCGCTCTTCTCGGTCTAGAGTGAAAGGAGGCACCGTGGCGCCAGCAAAAGAGACTTCGGATCCAAAGAAGCGTCGTCCCGCCACGACTCCTGAAGCTCGAGAACGTCAACTCGTTTCTTTGGCCGTAGATCTCGCCGAACAGCAGCTAGCGAATGGAACAGCATCGGCTCAGGTTATTACTCACTACCTGAAGCTTGGCTCATCTCGAGAGACTCTCGAACAAGAACGACTTGCTCTCGAGAACGAGATGACAAGAGCTAAGACCGAACAGATCGCTTCGCAGCAACGAGTCGAAGAGCTCTACACGAAGGCGTTGGATGCTATGCGTCTCTACGCTGGCCATCAACCAGCTAATCGAGGTGACGATTACCTTGATTAGGTCGTACTCAGATCTGCGAAGACTCGAAACCTTCAAGGATCGGTACAAGTATCTGGAACTCAATGGTAGGATAGGCGAAGCTACCTTTGGGTTTGATCGATGGATCAACCAACAGTTCTACACATCAAGAGAATGGCGCAATCTTCGCCACCATGTTATTGCCAGAGATCTTGGTTGTGACATGGGTGTGGACGGATTCGAGATTCATAGCGGTCTCTATATTCACCACATGAATCCTGTGACTCGTGATCAAATTGTCGAAGGGGATCCCAGCATTCTTGACCCTGAGTTCCTGATCACGGTCACTCACAAGACCCACAACGCTATTCACTACGGAGACGAGCGACTACTTCCCCGGCCTCTCGTTGATCGAAAACCAGGTGACACAAAGTTGTGGTAAACGAAGGAGAAGAAGTGAGCGAAGAAATCAAGGAGCCGGAGTTCCTCGAGCCTGAATTCGAGGCGACCGATGCTCACCCGTTCGACGAGAACCCGGAAGACCACATCGGCAAGGAACTTCCGGACCCGTGGACTGACCCCAACGCCGACGAGGCCTGGCGGATCAAGCAGGCGGACCCGTCATGACTTGGGTTGTCGTTCCCGCTCTCGACGAAGGTCGTGATCAGCTCAACGCTCGGTTCCCGAATCGAGACAAGTCCAGCGATGGTTCGATCGGAGACGTCGCGCATCAGGGCGGAGCCTCGAGCCACAACCCGGACAAGACTGGGTCGCCCGAATATCGGGATGGTGACGCCAAGGACGAGGTCCGCGCGCGTGATTTCGACGCGGACCTCCGAGACCCCGCCGGTACCACCATGGAGTTGGTGATTCAGCACTGGATCACTCTCGCCCGACAGGGCAAACTGTGGTGGGTTCGCTACATCATCTACAACAAGCGGATCTGGCACAAGCGTGACGGCTACGTGACGCGTGAGTACAACGGCAGTAACGATCACTCCAAGCACGCGCATGTGAACAACGACTTCACCCAGGACGCCGACGAAGTCACCGGCACCAACTGGCACCTGACGGAGCTTGGTGCTCCTCCGCCACGGCCTTCTCCCGGGCCGGCTCAGCTGGTCGTCGATGGAGAACTCGGTCCGAAGACGATCCGTCGGTGGCAGGAAGTCATGGGCACCAAGCCCGACGGCGTGATCTCCAAGCCGAGCGAGCTGGTCAAGGCGGTTCAGCGCCGGCTCAAGTCGACCGTCGATTCAAGGATCGTGGTCGACGGCGACGGGATCCGACAGGACGGCAAGCGCTACAAGACCGCCGGAGCTCTGCAGCGGTACCTCGGAAGTCCCGTGGATGAGCGAATTTCCACGCCGAAGTCTGAGGTCGTCAAGGCTTTGCAGCGCCGGCTCAACGAGGGTCGCTTCTAACACCAACGAAGGAGGTGTCTCACGTGAGCACCAGCATTCTCACAAGCACTAAGAAGAATCTCGGTCTCGACGAGGCGTACGAAGCTTTCGATCCTGACATCGTGCTGTATATCAACGGTGTCTTTTCGACACTCAATCAGCTTGGTGTCGGACCCGAGCAGGGTTTCTCAATCGAGGATGCTGCTGCCACGTGGGACGCTTTCATCGGAACCGATCCTCGATTGAATTCGGTCAAGAGCTACGTGTCCCTCTGCGTTCGTCTCTTGTTCGACCCTCCGGGCACGTCATATCTGATTGCATCCTTCGAGAAGCAAAAGCAAGAACTCGAGTGGCGTCTCAATGCTTACAAAGAGGAGACCAACTGGGTGGATCCGGATCCTGGCGACCCCGAAGATGACGACGATGTTCTCGACGGCGGATCAGCATAAGGAGGGTTGATGGCATTTTTCAAGTTCAAGCTTCGTAGGGACTCGGCGGCCAACTGGACAACCGTCAATCCTGTTTTGGCCGCCGGCGAACCCGGATTCGAGCTCGATACAGGAAAACTGAAGATCGGTGACGGCGTAAAGTCCTGGACTACGTTGTCATATCTCGCTGCCGACGAAGCTCTGATCCAAGCGATCGTTGATGCAGCGATTGAAGAAGCGGTTATCGAGGGAGTTCCCGGTCCTCAAGGCCCTACAGGAGCAACTGGAGCGACCGGTGCTACTGGTCCTAAAGGTGATACGGGCGATACCGGACCCGCAGGTGCGGATGGTGCACCTGGGTCAACGGGCGCAGATGGTGCTCAAGGTCCTCAGGGTATTCAAGGGCCCCAAGGAGATGCCGGAGCCACCGGAGCGGCTGGTGCTACGGGGGCGGCAGGTGCTACTGGTGCTACTGGTGCTGCGGGTGCTACCGGAGCCCAGGGCCCTAAAGGAGATCCTGGAGATACAGGCGCACAAGGTGCTACTGGTGCTACCGGCGCAACTGGAGCGACCGGTGCCACTGGTGCTCAGGGTCCCGCAGGAACTCCGAACTCCGCTCGAGTCGTGATCGTCACCGCCGGCACAGCTCTTCCGACTGACCCTACAGAGTTGACGGCTCTCGAGGGCGCGCTCTGGGTTGAGTACACGCCATGAGCGTCACTTTCCTAGATTCAAACCCGGTGAATCCTGGAAACGCAGCAAATGCTTCAATCGCTGTCGCTGGACCGGCGTTAGCAGACGATATTGCTGTTGTGGCCGTCTACAAGGAATCCACAGCTGCAATTACACCTCCTGATGGAACCTGGACACAACTCGCTGTAGATACTACCAACGCATCCACTCAAGGTGGTCTTACGATCTTCTGGAAACGTCTTACAGGCGTCGATACTGGGTCGTATAACTTCACCTGGACTGGAACTACATATCGGGCTGCACAGTTGCTTGGTATTCGCGGTTGTGCTACTGCAGGAAGTCCTTGGGTCAGTGGCAGCACGATCCTTCGAACCGCTAACAACGCGGGAACGACGATCAACACGTCGGTTACGTCCGTAGATGGTGGTATGGGTATATCCTTTGTCTCTTCGTGGGCATCGGTGGCTCGTACATGGACAGTACCCTCGGGCTGGACGAAACCTCAGCAGAACGCAGTCTCAGCCAGCGGTTACAAAGCTGGTTTGTCTGCAGGATCAACGGGAACTGTTTCTTGGGTCGGCAGTGGTAACGATTACTACCAGATGTTCCTTGGTGTATTGAAACCCCCGTCGCCTTCATCAGTTACATACCCGGTCATTGGTGGAGTAAAGAAGACCACGTCGGGTCTCTACGCTGTTGTCAGTGGATTGAAGAAATCGGCAACTGCATATTCCATCATTGGTGGAGTAAAGAAGTAGGGAGGTGACACATGACAACTGTTGATGACTCTCTCAGTCACTTCGGCGTCAAAGGAATGAGATGGGGAGTTCGATCCGCTTCCCCTCCGGCATCTTCGGATGCGATGAGAACCACAGAGATCAAGAACAAGGTCAAAGTCGGCGGCACCAAGTCTCTCAGTAACAAAGAGATGCAGGATCTTGTCACTCGGATGAATCTGGAACAGCAATTCACTCGTCTGAACCCGTCGAAGACGACGAAAGCTCTCAAGATCGTCCAGGACATCTTGAATCTTGGCGGAACTGTGAACCAGGCTGTCGCCTTCGCGAATTCTCCTGCCGGAAAGATGATGGTCGGCAGTTTGAGAAAAAAGTAGAAAGGAGGGTTAGCGATGACGTTATCGAACAAAGCGACTCCGGTTTACTACGGTCAGTTTCGCGCGGCAGTAGTTCGTGGTGAGATTCCAGTAAATCGGGAAATCGCTATGGAGATGAATCGCATCGATGCGCTCATCGCTAATCCGAACATCTGGTACGACGATCAGGCTGTCGAGGGTTTCGTTCTCTACTGCGAGAATGAATTGACCCTGACCGATGGTAGCGATCTCCATTTGCTCCCGACATTCAAGTTGTGGGCCGAGCAAATCTTTGGTTGGTACTACTTTGTGCAACGAAGTGTGTATGAGCCATCGGAAGACAGCCACGGTGGTCATTACGTAACAAAGACAATCAAGAAACGGCTGACGACAAAGCAGTTCCTCATCGTCGCCCGAGGCGCAGCAAAGTCGGTGTATGAATCATGCCTCCAGAGTTACTTCTTGAACGTCGATACTTCTACAACGCACCAGATCACGACCGCTCCAACAATGAAGCAAGCCGAAGAGGTCATGTCTCCGATTCGGACATCCATTGTCCGGAGTCGAGGACCTCTGTTCAAGTTCTTGACGGATGGTTCGCTCCAGAACACTACTGGTTCTAGAGCGAATCGAGTCAAACTCGCAGCCACAAAGAAGGGCATCGAGAACTTTTTGACTGGATCTCTACTAGAGATTCGGCCAATGGCGATCGGAAAGCTTCAGGGTCTTCGAACTAAAGTTGCAACCGTTGATGAATGGTTGTCTGGCGATCTTCGAGAAGATGTCATCGGAGCAATCGAACAGGGTGCTTCCAAACTAGAAGACTATCTCATCATCGCAGTCAGCTCAGAAGGAACGGTTCGAAACGGTTCTGGCGATACCATCAAAATGGAACTCGCTGACATCCTAAGAGGTGAGTATCTTGCGCCTCATGTTTCGATCTGGCACTACAAACTGGATGAGTTGGAAGAAGTTGCCAATCCTGCGATGTGGCCTAAAGCGCAGCCGAACATCGGTAAGACCGTCACGTACGAAACATACCAGCTTGACGTCGAACGTGCCGAGAAAGCACCGGCCTCTCGGAATGACATTCTAGCAAAACGGTTTGGCATTCCGATGGAAGGCTACACCTACTTCTTCACCTACGAAGAGACTCTTCCCCACCGTCGTAGGAATTTCTGGGAGATGCCTTGCGCCCTTGGTGCGGACCTTTCTCAGGGTGATGACTTCTGTGCATTCACATTTCTGTTCCCTTTGAAAAGAGGGTTCGGAATCAAAACAAGAAGTTATATCACCTCGCTCACCTTGATGAAACTTCCTGGCGCTATGCGACACAAGTACGAGGAGTTTATCAAAGAAGGCAGTCTTCATGTTCTTGAGGGAACAATTCTTGACATCATGGAAGTCTATGATGACTTGGATGCCTTTATTGAGTCGGAGAAATACGATGTTCGTTCTCTAGGCTTCGACCCCTACAATGCTAAAGAGTTCGTGACTCGCTGGGAACAGGAGAACGGGCCTTTTGGGATTGAAAAAGTAATTCAGGGAGCGAGAACAGAGTCGGTTCCGCTGGGCGAACTCAAACACCTCAGCGAACAACGTCTTCTCATCTTCGATCAGACTCTCATGACCTTTGCGATGGGTAACGCCATCACACTCGAAGACACAAATGGCAATAGAAAGCTTTTGAAAAAGCGCCAGGACGAAAAGATCGACAACGTGGCAGCCATGATGGACGCCTTCGTTGCTTACAAGCTTCATAAGGAGGCGTTCGAGTGAAGACTTTGAAAAATCCCTCTATCGAAAACGCCGTGGTGCATTTCGGTATCAAGGGCATGCGTTGGGGCTCTCGAAAGAAGAGTAGTGGGGAAACTGCTCCTCGAGGTCCGAAACAAGCGTCACCAACCGCATCTCGAGAAGATCAGTTGGTGAGTCGAGCGGTCAATCAGGCTCATGTGCGAGTGGTTGGGCCGGCGATGGCCAAGCATGTCATCAACATCCCTAAGCACTCGCAAAGTAGTGATCCTGCTGTGAACGCGTTGCTGAATCGGACCCTGACTCAGTCTATCAACCGGGTAGAGGAAGAAGCCGGTCGGAAGTTCATGCAGGGTCTGCCTCGATGATCGATCTATCGGGAGAAGGGAGGTGACTCTTGACGACCATCAGCACTCGAATCAAGCACGCATGGAACGCCTTCCTGAATTGGGAGAACCGGCAGAATCCTCGAGATATCGGGGCTAGCTACGGTACGCGTCCCGATCGCGTAAGGCTAGTACTCTCCAACGAACGATCGATCATATCCTCGATCTACACACGCATGAGCATCGATATCGCGGCAGCAGACCTTCGACACGCTCGTGTAGATGACGATAAGCGATACGTCGAAGATATTGTCAGTGGTTTGAACGAATGCTTGACGGTCGAGGCAAACATCGACCAGGCAGCTCGAGCATTCCGCCAAGACATCGTACTGACACTCTTCGATCGAGGCGTTGCTGCCATCGTTCCCGTGGATACAACGATCAATCCAGCAACTTCCGGCGGTTTCGACATCAAAACTCTACGAGTTGGCCATGTCGTGCAATGGTATCCCAAACATGTTCGTGTTGATGTTTACAATGAACAGATTGGGCGCCGCGAAGAGGTCACTCTCGAGAAGAAGTTTGTCGCCATTGTCGAGAATCCTCTTTTCGCCGTGATGAACGAACCAAACAGCACCCTGCAGCGGCTGATCACAAAGCTGAACATGCTGGATGCCATCGATAAGCAGTCCAGTTCTGGGAAACTGGATCTGATCATTCAACTTCCTTATGTTGTTAAGTCTGATACTCGACGAGCTCAGGCAGAACAACGACGTAAGGATGTCGAATTCCAACTCAAGGGAAGTCAGTATGGCATCGCCTACACTGATGGAACCGAAAAGATCACTCAGCTAAACCGACCGGCCGAGAACAACCTACTCAAGCAGGTCGAGTACCTGGTCGAGATGTTGTATGGGCAACTGGGCATCACGGCAGAGGTAATGAACGGAACTGCTAACGAAGCAACCATGTTGAACTACTACAACCGGACGGTTGAACCAATTCTGACGGCGATCACCGAAGCAATGAAGCGTACGTTCTTGACAAAGACGGCTCGTACTCAGGGTCAGTCAATCCTGTTCTTCCGGGATCCGTTCAAGCTCGTTCCGCTCGAACAGATCGCTGAGATCGCTGATAAGTTCACCAGAAACGAGATCTTCTCTGGCAATGACATCCGAGCAGCTATCGGCGTCAAGCCCTCGAAGGATCCGAAGGCTGATGAACTTCGAAACAGCAACATGCCACAACCGGAACCTCAACAACCAGTTCCTGCTTCGGATCAAGGAACAACAGACAACAATCGAACGGCCGTCCCCGTCGGGGCCGGATCCAAACCTCAGTGAGGAAGGGAGACAGTCAAAATGGAAGGCGCTGATTTCAGCGGCTACGCCACGAAGGCTGGTCTCAAGTGCACCGACGGCAGGACCATCACGGCTGAAGCCTTCAAGCACCAGGACAAGGTGACGGTTCCTCTCGTCTGGCAGCACGGACACAACTCTCCGGAAAACGTTCTCGGCCACGCGGTTCTCGAAGCCCGACCCGACGGCGTCTACGCCTACGGCTACTTCAACGAGACCCCCTCGGGCGTTCAGACCCGCGCACTCGTCATCCACAAGGACATCAAGAACCTTTCGATCTGGGCCAACGCTCTGGTCGAGAAGTCAAAGACTGTCCTTCACGGCATGATTCGGGAAGTCAGTCTGGTTCTCTCGGGCGCAAACCCGGGAGCCCTCATCGACTACGTTCAGATCCAACACAGCGACGATCCGAACGACGTCACGACTTCGGAAGATGTCGCGATCATCCACACGGGCATCGAACTCGAGGTATCCGACGACCCCGAAGAGTTCGCTCACGCCGAGCAGACGATTCGAGACGTCTACGACTCCTTCAGCGACGAGCAGAAGAGCGTCGTTCACTACATGATCGGTGTGGCCCTCGAAGCCAGCAAGATGGACGCGCAACACTCGGACGGCTCGAAGACCGACGACAAGAACAACGAGGGCGAGCTTGCCCACCAGGAAGGAAGCGAAATGACGACGACGCACAACGTCTTCGAGCGGGGCGGCGAAACCAAGGTGGAAAAGCAGACCCTCTCGCACTCCGACATGACCGAGATCCTCGACGAGGCGAAGAAGCCGGGCAACACTCTGCGGACGGCCGTCGAGTCCTACGCGGTGAAGCACGGCATCACCGACATCGACGTGCTCTTCCCGGACGCGAAGACTCTCCAGGACCGGCCGGAGTTCAACAAGCGGCGGACCGAGTGGGTCGCCGGCGTGCTCAACGGTACCCGCCACAGCCCGTTCTCCCGCGTCAAGTCAATCGTGGCCGACCTGACCCAGGACGCGGCGCGCGCCAAGGGCTACATCAAGGGCTCCTACAAGAAGGAAGAGTGGTTCGGCGTCACCAAGCGAACCACGACCCCCACCACGATCTACAAGAAGCAGAAGCTGGATCGAGACGACATCGTCGACATCGTCGACTTCGACGTCGTCGCCTGGATGAAGATGGAGATGCGCATGATGCTCGATGAGGAGATCGCGCGCGCGATCCTCATCGGTGACGGTCGTGCGGTCGACGACGAGGACAAGATCCGGGACCCCGCCGCGGCAACCGACGGCGCCGGCATCCGTTCGATCGCCAACGAGCACGAGCTCTACGCGACCACCATCCGGGTCAACATCGACGACGCGAACTCCACCTACCAGGAGGTTATCGAGACCGTCCTGCGCGCCCGTCGCTGGTACAAGGGCTCCGGCACGCCGACGCTCTACACCACCGAAGCCGTCATCGTCGAGATGCTGCTGACCAAGGACAGCAACGCGCGTCGGTACTACAACACCGTGCAGGAACTGGCCTCCGCGCTGATGGTCGCCAACATCGTGGCCGTCGAGCCGATGGAGGACGAGCCCGACCTCGTCGGCATCATCGTCAACCTGGACGACTACAACATCGGCGCGGACCGCGGCGGCGAGATCAACACGTTCGACGACTTCGACATCGACTACAACCAGTACAAGTACCTCATGGAGACCCGGCTCTCCGGCGCGCTGGTCAAGATCAAGTCGGCGCTCATCATCCGCAAGGTCGTCTCCACTGACGTCCTGGTGGCCCCGACGGTTCCGACCTTCGTCGCCTCCACCGGCGTGGTCACCATCCCGACCAAGACCGGCGTGGTCTACAAGAACGAGGACACCAGCGCCACGCTGTCCGCGGGCGCGCAGACGGCTCTGGCCGCCGGCGCCAGCATCAACGTCATCGCCGTCCCGGCGTCCGGCTACTACTTCAGCACCAACGCCGAAGACCAGTGGACCTTCACGCGGGACGCTGCGTAACCAACGCCCGTCATGGCAAAGTTCTATGACGTAGTCGGTTACGGCGATTCTGTTGAGACTTCTCCTGGAGTATGGGAAGACACCATCGTCGAACGTTCATACTACGGCGATGTAGTCCGAAATTCTCGAGGGATCCGTGAGAGTCAAGAAGTTGTAAATGACGATCTCACGGTCAATAGTTCCATCAGTATCGTCGCGGACGCATACGCCAACGAACATTTCTTTGCCATTCGGTACGTCAAGTGGGCGGGGACTTATTGGAAGGTGTCGAACGTTGATGCTTCCTTGAGGCCCCGCCTGCTCTTGAGGTTGGGTGGTGTATACAATGGACCCAAGGCTTGATCTCCAGACTCTTCTCGAGACGATTCTTGGTACAGACCAAGTATATTTCCAGCCTCCGGCGAGTGTGCAGATGGAGTATCCGTGCATTGTCTACCGACGAGACAGCGCGGTTACTCAGTTCGCTGGCAATGACCCGTATCGCTATACCCAGCGATACCAGGTGACCTTGATCAGCCGGAATCCGGACACGGATATTCTGGGCAGAGTCGCCGCGATGCGGTTGTGTACCTACAACAGGTACTTCGCCGCAAACAATCTCAACCACGACGTGTTCGAACTATTTTTCTGAAAGGCAACCACATGCAACTGGTTTGGGATCAGACCGGTGAGCGGGTTTACGAGACCGGCGTGGATCACGGCGTTCTCTACATGCCCGACAACACTGGCGTCTACGACAACGGTGTGGCCTGGAACGGTCTGGTGTCGGTCACCGAGTCGCCGTCCGGCGCGGAGTCCAGCCCGCAGTTCGCGGACAACATCAAGTACCTGAACCTGGTCAGTGCCGAGGACTTCGGTGCCACGCTCGAGGCCTTCACCTACCCGGAGGAGTGGGGTCAGTACGACGGCACCGCGGCCCCCGAGGTCGGCATCACGATCGGTCAGCAGGGCCGCAAGTCGTTCGGCCTGAGCTACCGCACCCTGATGGGCAACGACGTCAACGGCACCAGCTTCGGCTTCAAGCTGCACCTGGTCTACGGCGCCCAGGCGGCTCCCTCGGAGCGTGCCTACGGGACGGTCAACGACTCGCCCGAGGCCATCACGTTCTCGTGGGAGATCACCACAACGCCAGTCAACGTCGGGACGATCTCTTCGGTCGACTACAAGCCGACGGCCATCCTGACGATCGACTCCACCAAGGTCGACGCCGACGCCCTGACCGCTCTGATGGAACTTCTGTACGGTACGGTCGGCACCGATCCGTCCCTGCCCCTCCCGGCCGACGTGATCGCGCTCTTCGCCGGCACCATCACCCAGGTCACCCCGGGCGTCCCGACGTACAACTCGTCCACGGACATCATCACCATCCCGGGCACCACCGGCGTCATCTACAAGGTCAATGGCGAGGTCGTTCCGGCCGGCGCCTACGGTCCGATCACCGCGAATGTCGTCGTCACCGCTCACCCAGCGACCGGATACAAGTTCCCGGCGGTCACCGACGACGACTGGCTGATCACCTTCGCGTAAAAGACAAGGAGATTAGAGAATGCTCACCCTAACTGTGGTTACAGTCGAGGGTTTCGACGAACTAAAGAATGAATTCGTAACTCAGGAGTCATTCTCTCTGGTTCTGGAGCATTCTCTAGTTTCACTGTCAAAATGGGAGTCAAATTTCGAAAAACCCTTCCTTGGCTCCGCGGAAAAGACCTCCGAGGAGATGTTGTGGTACATCAAGGCCATGACAATCTCCTCGGAGGTTTCTCCAGAGGTTTACGGGATGTTCAAACCTGAGCACTATGCAGCGATCAATACCTACATCAGTGCGAAGATGACTGCCACGTGGTTCAACGACAAAGAAAACAACCGCCGCAGTCGAGAGATCATCACAGCGGAACTGATCTACTACTGGATGATCGCTTTGAACATCCCGTTTGAGTGTCAGAGTTGGCATTTGAATAGATTGCTGACGCTCATCAAGGTGTGTAACCAGAAGAATGCTCCACAGAAGAAGATGAGTCCCGGAGAGATTGCCCGGAAGCAACGCGAACTGAATGATCAGAGAAGGGCAAAGTACGGCACTCGAGGCTGAGAGGAGGGATAGTGCCTAGACTTACCTGGGACGCCATTGGCGAAAGGTTCTACGAAACAGGCGTTGATCGAGGCGTTCTGTACGTGGATGCCACTCCTGGTGTCGCTTGGACGGGTTTGATCTCGGTTTCCGAGTCTCCGTCCGGAGGAGATCCGAAACCCTACTACATCGATGGAATCAAGTACCTCAACCTCTCCACGGCCGAGGAGTTTGAGGCAACCGTCGCAGCATACAGCAGTCCTTCAGCCTTCGGGGTCTGCGAGGGGGTCAAGGCCATTCAGAATGGTCTGTTCGTGACTCATCAGCCGAAGAAATCCTTTGGGTTATCGTATCGAACGAGAGTTGGTAACGACCTTCAAGGATCTGAGCACGGATACAAGATTCATCTGGTGTACAACGCCCTCGCTGGATCCTCACAGCGAAATAACAACACGATCAAAGATACGGTGGATCCGGCTGCACTCAGCTGGTCCATCACCACACTGGCGCCAGAGATCACCGGATACAGGCGTACGGCGCATCTAGTGATTGATTCTCGATACACCGATAGCGATATTCTCGCTGACTTAGAGGACATCGTCTACGGAAACTCGAGTACATCAGCCAGGCTGCCCGCACCAGACGAATTGATCGACATATTCTCGAGTTAGGAGGTGTGTCATTACTAGGTTGATCTGGGATGCTCGAGCTTACGAGCAAGGACTAGATCGCGGGGTATTCTATCCGAAAGATGGTCCTGGAGAAGCCTGGAATGGTTTGATCTCCGTGCAAGAGGATAGCGCCAACGAAGAAGTAAGCAGTAGATATATCGATGGAGTGAAAACTCATCTTCGTCGACGGGTAGCTGATTTCTCAGGATCTATCGAGGCTTTTACCTACCCAAATAGTCTCCACAGCGATATTCTTACTCAGACAAGACGTAAATCGTTTGGGTTGAGTTATCGAGTCAGGTACAACGGAGGCTACAAGATTCATCTGATTTACAACGTCGATTTTCCCCGGGGGGAAATTTCCAGAAAACAATCGGAGACAGACCCCTTCATTTGGGATTTTACCACCAAACCGATTGTTATTCCGGAAGCAAAGCTGAGTGCGCATCTTGTCATCGACACGACAGATGCATATTCATCTACTCTCTCCGATCTCGAAGATGTTCTGTATGGAACGCCGGCCGAAAGTGCGCGCCTGCCAACGCCAGAGGAGATCTTCAATATCTTCGAAGCGAACTCCATACTTCGAATCATCGATCATGGGGACGGCACTTGGACTGCGATTGGTCCAGATAGTGCGATTCAAATGATCGATGCAACAACTTTTCAGATCACCTGGCCGTCTGCAGTCTATATTGATGCAGTCTCCTACGACATTAGCTCTCTATAGGGAAGGCGCTTTGTGGCTACAGTTACAGGGCTGACCGCCCCAAGAATGCTCGAGATCGAGGACGCTTCCGTAGTGAGTGGAACGATTAATGGCCTAGGCCATTTGATCCTCACTACGCATGGTGGAGATGAGATTGATGCCGGATATGCCCTCGTCGCTGTCCCCGATGCAACTACTACGGTCCGAGGCGTTTCTGAACTTGCCACGGAAGCAGAGACGGCTGCTCATACGGACAATTCTCGAGCTGTTACGCCGGCAAGCCTCGCGTCGTCTCTAGCTCGCGTATCTGCGCTGGAAGCTCAGCCCGGAGCGAAAGTACAGACCATCGCGCCGCCCCTGGAATCAGCCGGTCCTTCATCGTATCCAGCTGGCGTATCTATCGCAGCCGTGTATAGCGGATCCGGTTGGTCTCTAAACGCGGGATTCGGTACGATTGTCACGGTTAACCACGATGGTATAAACCGGGCATTTCAGACATTCGTGTCTACTGCCGGTGGATCTGCTGGTCTCGTTCAGGTATGGACAAGAACGTACCATACCCCCGAAGGCTGGACCCTTTGGTACAAAGCAGCCTCTCCGAACGACCCGGCGACCATGGGTATGACTGGCGAGATCAAAATGTGGCCAGTTTCCACTATTCCCAGTGGATGGCAAATATGTGATGGCGCTGCGCTAAACAGAACAACATTCGCCTCATTGTTCGCCGTACTGGGTACACTTTACGGCGCCGGCGATGGGTCGACGACTTTTAACGTTCCAAACATGAAGGGCCGTGTTCCGGTTGGATTCGATAGTGGTCAAACGGAATTCGATGCCACTGGAGAAACTGGCGGAGAAAAAACGCACACGCTGACTTCTGCCGAAATGCCAGCACATACGCATGTACAAAATGCACACGCACATACGTTCCAAGGAAATGGCGCTTTGACCGACGGTTCATCAGGAACAGCGTACGTGGTGAACAGCGGTACCTTCTACGGATTCCGAGCTCAACAGATGGCCAGCGCGACAGCAGTAAACCAGAGTACTGGAGGAGGAGGATCGCACAATAACCTTCAGCCCTACATCGTCGTGCGATATATCATCAAGACATGAAGGGGCCGATATGATTTCCGTTTCGGTAAGCGGTTCCTTCACAAAAACCGAAGCGTTCTTGAGAAAGATGTCGAAACTTGACATTTCGTCCATCTTGAATGCGAACGGCGCACGAGGAGTAGCCGCTTTGTCCGCTGCTACCCCGATAGACTCCAGCAGGGCCGCGGAGTCTTGGGGCTTTTCAGTGGAGAAAAAATCCGGTTCGTGTTCGATCACTTGGACCAACTCCGACATCGAAAATGGTTTCCCAGTGGTCATCATGCTGGAATTCGGGTACGCCACGGGGACCGGCGGGTACGTACAAGGCAGAGACTTCATCAACCCTGCAATCAGGCCGATATTTGACCAGATTGCCGATCAGGTATGGAAGGCGGTGACTTCCGCATGAGCAGTATCGAAGACAAAGTTGTCAAACTAACCTTTGATAACAAGGCATTCGAAGTAGGTATCCAGCAAACGCTTCGTTCGCTCGAGGCTCTCAACAAAGGCCTTGCTCTAACGGGAGCCACCAAGGGTCTGACTGATCTTGGTGCAGCAAGCAAGAGCGTTTCGCTTGCGCACCTTGAGTCCGGCGTGCAAGGCATCGCAGATAAATTCAAGGCGATGTCCATCATCGGAATCACAGCTCTGACTACGATCGCTCATCAAGCACTTGTCACCGGTGGGCAACTGGTCAAGTCTCTAACCATCGATCCAGTAAAGAGCGGTTTGGCAGAATACGAGACGAATCTGAATTCCATTCAGACGATTCTCGCGAACACCGGTCTCACTGGCGCAGCAGGTCTGTCCAAGGTCACGGATGCTCTGGGCATTCTGAACACATATTCTGATCAGACCATCTTCAATTTCTCGGAGATGGCTCGAAACATCGGCACGTTCACCGCAGCCGGCGTGACGCTTGATGTTGCAACTCAAGCGATCAAGGGTATTGCCAACCTCGCAGCCGTCTCCGGCTCGAGTGCACAACAGGCTTCAACAGCAATGTACCAGTTGTCCCAAGCGATATCTGCAGGCAAGGTAACGCTCGAGGACTGGAACTCGGTCGTTAACGCAGGTATGGGCGGTAAGGTCTTCCAAGACTCGCTCATGGAGACAGCTCGAATTCACGGCGTCGCCATCGACAAGATGGTAAAAGATGCTGGCAGTTTCCGCATGACGTTGCAGGATGGCTGGCTAACTGGCGAGATTCTGACAGAGACTCTCAGCAAGTTCACTGGTGATCTGAACGCAGCCCAACTCAAGACCATGGGCTACAACGACATGCAGATCCAAGGCATCTTGAAAATGGCTGCGACGGCCAAGGACGCAGCTACGAAAATCAAGACCATGTCGCAGCTCATCAATACTCTGCAGGAAGCTGCAGGTTCTGGATGGGCCGAAACATGGGCGCTCATCTTCGGCGACTTCGACGAAGCCCGAGATCTATTCACCAGCGTCAACAACGTTCTCGGTACTTTCATATCTACGTCTGCCGATGCCCGTAACAAGGTTATCGGCGACTGGAAAGAGCTCGGCGGTCGAACAGTACTAATCGAGACGATATCCTTTGCTTTCAGAGCCTTGGTGTCCGTCATCAAGCCGATCAAAGATGCTTTCCGTGAGATGTTCCCCGCAACCACGGGCAAGCAACTGTTCGACCTTACCGTTACGATCCACGACTTTGTCAAGGGTCTGACACTCAGCGCAGGTGTCGCTGACAAGTTGAAGCGGACTTTCGCCGGCGTCTTCGCGGTCCTCGGTATTGGATGGGACATTCTAAAGGAAGGCGTGAGTCTACTTTTCCGCCTCTTTGGTGTCGCATCTGAGGGAGGTAGTAGCTTCCTTAATATCACTGCGAATATCGGGGACTTCCTCGTCGCCATGCGAAAGGCGATCAAAGAAGGCGACGGTCTCGAGAAGTTCTTCGGAAAGATCGGCGATATTCTCGAGGTACCGATCAAGATCATCCGGATGTTCGCATCTGCGATCGGCTCGCTGTTCGACAAGTTCAATGGAGTCGATGCAGCGAAAGGTGTTACCGGACTAGTCGCCAAGTTCGAACCTCTCGGAAAACTTGGCTCTGCGTTGGTGGGTGCTTGGAGCAAGATTCCAGACATCCTTTCCAACGTGTGGAAAAATTTCATGCCTATGGCATCGAAGATGGCAGACTTCTTTGCCAACCTCGGAAAGTGGATTGCTGATTCTCTAGGTGGTGTGAACTTCACTGCTTTGTTCGCCGGCATCAATGCCACAGCGTTCGCGGCCGTCCTTCTCGCCATTCGAAACATGATTAGCAAGTTCAGTGGAGGTCTTGGCGCCGGAGGTCTGTTCGATAGTATCACCGATTCTTTCGACCAGCTGAACGAAACGCTCAAGGCGATGCAGAACACTCTGCGTGCTGCAACGCTTCTGGAGATTGCTGCAGCAGTCGGGATCTTGGCTATATCCGTGGTGGCCCTGTCCAAGATCGACTCGGAAGGGCTCACTCGAGCTCTGACTGCGATCACGGTCATGTTTACCCAGCTGTTCACGGCGATGGCCATATTCGAGAAGTTCATGGGAGTCAGTGACATTGCTGAACTTCTAGCGATGGGTGCAGGTCTGATTCTGCTCTCCGTCGCAATCGATATCCTCGCGTCAGCCGTCAAGAAGCTTGCTGATCTTGACTGGAACGGTCTCGCCAAAGGCTTGACTGGCGTTTCTGTTCTTCTAGCCGCCGTGGTGCTGACTGCAAAATTCATGCCTAATCCCGCGGGTCTCATCTCTACGGGTCTCGGTATGATCGTTCTGGCCTCGGCCATCAAGCTCCTTGTGAGCTCGGTGACTGACCTTTCCAGTCTGAGTTGGGAAGATCTGGCTAAAGGTTTGATCGGAGTAGGAGCTCTTCTAGCCGGTCTCACCTTGTTCACCAAATTTGCCGCGGCAGACAAGGCAGGCCTGTTGTCTGGTCTGGGTATTGTTCTTCTGGCAGCGGGGATCAAAATCCTTGCCAGTGCCGTGAAGGATTTCTCAGAACTTTCATGGGTCGAAATCGCTCGAGGTCTCACTGGTCTTGCCGGTGGTTTGGCGCTAGTAGGGGCAGCGCTAAATTTGATCCCTCCAACGGCACCTCTCTCGGCGGCCGGTGTTGCCATCGTTGCCTTCGCTCTGGGTTTGATCAGTGATGCTGTCGCTGATATGGCCGATCTAAGCTGGATGGAAATCGCTCGTGGTTTGACAACCATGGCAGGTGCTCTAGTACTCATCAGTGCCGCGCTCATTCTTATTCCACCGTCCTCGTTGCTAAGTGCAGCAGCGGTCCTGGTGGTAGCAGCGTCGCTCGGAATGATTGCAGACGCACTCAAGGAAATGGCTTCCATGTCTTGGGAGCAGATCGCCAAGAGTTTGGTTCTCCTTGCTGGATCCTTGACGCTCATCGTTGCTTCCATGATTTTGATGGAGGCAGCACTACCTGGAGCAGCGGCACTTCTGGTTGTGGCTGCGTCACTGGCTATTCTTGCGCCTGTTCTACTTACGTTCGGCCAAATGTCTTGGGAGGAGATTGGAAAGGGTCTCCTAATGCTTGCCGGCGTATTCGTGGTGCTTGGTCTGGCCGGATTGATTCTCACACCAGTCGTGCCGACACTGATCGGGTTGGGCATCGCTGTAACTCTTCTGGGTATCGGCATGCTTGCTGCAGGTGTTGGACTCTTGGCGTTCTCAGCGGCTCTCACTGCGCTGAGTATCGCAGGAGTAGCGGGTACAGCTGCTTTGGTAGGCATGGTTGCTGCCTTGGCTGGACTGATCCCCATGGTTATGACTCAGATCGGACTGGGTCTTGTCGCCTTTGCGGGCGTCATAGCCACAGCCGGCCCTGCGATGGCGGCTGCGATGACTACAGTTATCTTGGCAATCATGGACGCCATCGACAAGACGGCGCCTAAGGTCATCGCCACGATGCTGAAGCTTCTCGAGATGCTTCTCACAAAGATGGCGGATGCAACGCCTCAAATGGTAGAAGCCGGCTACAAGATTCTCATCGGGTTCCTGACGGGCATCAAGAACAACATCACTCGAGTCGTGACCATTGCGCTCGAGATCATCGCCGCATATCTTGACGGGATTGCGAAAGGTCTTCCTCGGATCACTCAGTCCGGTGTGAACCTGATCATAACCTTCATCAACAGCATGGCAGATGCAATTCGCAGTAATTCATCTCGAATGAATGACGCGGGCTGGAACCTAGCGTCAGCCATCGTTGAGGGTATGGTGAAGGGTATATTCTCCGGCCAAGGCAGGATCGCATCAGCGGCCAGAGATGCAGCCAAGAAAGCGTTGGATGCGGCAAAGGATTTCCTTGGAATCAACTCGCCATCCAAGGAATTCGAAAAGATCGGCATGGGTACGGATGAAGGCTTTGCGTTGGGCATTAACAAATTCAGCCATCTCGTTACTCGAGCAACTGAAGATGTCGGAGCACAGGCATTGTCCACTCTGAAGGACTCGCTCTCGAACATGGCAAATATCGTCACCGATGACATCAACCTGGATCCCGTTATCAGGCCGGTGTTGGATCTGACGGATATTAAGAAGAACGCTGGTGAGATCGGAACCATCCTTGGAGCTACGCCGCTCATCATCAAGGACACGGTCACCACTGCTCACAATATCTCCGGACAGTTCCAGGCAAACGCCAATGATGGCACAGATCCTACGTCCGGGGGTCACAGCGAGAGCTTCACGTTCAACCAATACAACACCTCGCCGAAAGCATTGACTTCGGCGGAGATCTACCGAAACACCAACAACCAGCTCTCTAGGGCGAAGAAGGCGGTGGCTCCGTGACGCTCACGAAGGTCGAAGTTCGAACGGCACAGGGCACTTTGCTCTCTCTCCCGTTGGAAGACGTATCCGACGGATTCGTGCTCACTGATGTAGGAGGACTTGGGCCGGTCAATGCGACGATCGTGACCTCAAGTTTTGCACAGATGGACGGGACGCAATATCACTCGGCCAGCCGTGAGGATCGAGAGATCACAATCTCGCTCGAGTTCGAGTCTGACTACATCACGAACACGGTCCACGATCTTCGACAGAGGGCATACAAGTTCTTCATGCCGAAACGCTGGATCGGTCTACGATTCTACGACTCGGCCGGCCTCGAAGTGGATATTCAAGGGGTGGTGAAGACTTGCGAACCTTCGATCTTCACCAAAGAACCTGGGGTGGATGTGACCATCATCTGCCCCAACCCCGACTTCTACAATCGAGTGCCTATTGTGATGGCGGGAAACTCAACGTCCGGAACCACGGAGACCCTGATTAACTATCTGGGCACTGTGGAGACTGGTATCACGTTCACACTGAATGTGAACCGAACTCTGACGGCGTTCACGATCTACCACAGGGCTCCAGACGGCACCCTTCGAATCATGGATTTCGCAGCTCCCCTTGCTAACGGCGATGTGCTCACCATTGGCACTGTCGTCGGGAGCAAGGGGGCTAGTCTGAACCGATTCGGAACCGTCAGTTCGGTTCTGTACGGAATCTCGCCCCAGTCAAACTGGCTTCAGCTAGACGAGGGAAACAACTATATTCGTGTGTATGCGGTAGGAGCTGCGATCCCGTACACCATCTCCTACACAGACAAGTACGGAGGGTTGTAGTGGAAGCCTATATTCTCGACAACCTTCGTCGTCGTGTAGCAGTCATCGATACCTTTGAGTCGTTCATCTGGACCGAGCGGTTCAAGGATATTGGTGACTTTGAAATGATTCTCTTATCCACTAATGAGAATCGAACTCGCTTGACGGTCGGAACAACTCTGGCGATGAATAACTCGTACAGAATGATGACAGTCGAGACAGTTCAGGACAAAACGGACGCCGAAGGTCGGAAGCTTCTCACGATCAGCGGCCGTTCATTCGAGGCCATCCTCGAGAATCGTGTAGCGAAAGATACCTTGGCGGATCTGACAGCCGAGCCGAAGTGGCTACTTACGGGTACGCCAACAACAATCGTCCGAAAGATCTTCCACGATATCTGCATCCTGGGACAACTTAGTGTTCGAGACATCATCCCCAGTGTCATCGAATCGAGTATATTCCCCGAAGATACGATCGGCGAACCGGCTGATAGCATCACGGTCGAGCTAGAAGTTATGACGGTCTACGAGGCCGTCAAAAACATCTGCGACATCTACGAGATCGGTTTTCGATTCATCCGGAACTTCGACACGTCCGAGCTATATTTCGACTTCTATATGGGAAGCGATAGGACGACCGGACAAAATGACCTCCCAGCGGTTGTCTTCAGCCCAAGTTTGGACAACCTGCAGAACACGATGGAACTGTCCACGAACGCCATGTACAAGAACGTGGCCTACGTATTCTCTCCTGCAGGAACTGCTGTGGTGTATCCGGACGGAATCGATCCAGTTCTGGTCGAGGGTCTCGAGCGACGAGTTTTGATGGTAAAGGCCGACGACATCGCGGTTCAAGATCCGCCAGAGTCTGCGCCTGTGATCCTGGCAAAGTTGACTCAGCGAGGATTGGAAGAGCTTTCCAAAAATCGTCAGCTGTCCGCTTTCGATGGTGAGATCGGTCACAACATCTCGTACAAATACGGAATTGATTACAACCTCGGAGATCTTGTCGAGAAGCGAAACGATTCCGGAACCACGGACAACATGCAAGTCACGGAGCAGATATTTGTCTCCGACAACGAAGGCGAGAGATCCTATCCAACGTTGTCGTTGAATACCTTCATCACGCCTGGATCCTGGATCGCTTGGGATTACAATCAGGTGTGGGCTGAAGTTCCCGACACGGAACACTGGGCGGACCAACCTTAGCGAAGGAGGACTACCATGGCTATCGGAGACGATGCCCTTGCGGCGGGCTTCCCGCTAGTTCCTGACACAGGAACTGAAGGTCGCGTTCGTTTGGGTGCTCGAGAGATCAACCGTACTCGAGATGAGGTCGCTCAGACCAAGGGTCTCATCCCCGTCGGAAAGGCCGCATATCGGACGGCGGCAGGAATCACGTCAGGAACAGCGGATCCTACCGGCGGTAACGACGGAGATATCTACTTCAAGATCCTGCCGTAGGAGCTTCTGTGACTGACTACATTTGGGGCACAGGTAGTTCTGGTTCAATGATGATTCGGGACACCGGCGGAAACGTCGAGTTCTGGATCAACTCGAACAATAGCAGTACGTGGAGTGATCATATTCCATGGAGCGGAACAGTAAATGGCACAGGCGTTAGTGGATCCTACAGTTATCCCGCCGGCGCAGGTTGGCGCAGGCTTGGCGTTTGGTACGTAGGCACTAACCAGAACGTCACGTTCAACCTGGGGAATACTGGGACCAGCGGCTTTGGCGGACCATCGTCGCACACCGTATTCATTCAGCGAGCAACTGTTCCGCCGGCTCCGAACGCAGTAGTTCTGTCCAACATCTCATCTACCGGTATGGATGCTGTTTTCTCTGGTAACGGAGATGGTGGCTCGGGTATATATATTTGGCAGATAGGGTACGGAACAGAGCCTGACGGGCCTACCGCGTACATCAACACCTTCTCCACGCATATTTCAGGACTTACTCCGGGCGCAACGTATTACTTCTGGGCTCGAGGTCAAAACGCTCAAGGATTTGGTCCTTGGAGTGTGCGAAGTTCAGCAACAACACTTCGGGTTCCTGATGCACCATCAGCACCAGTCGTTTCCTACATCGATCAAGTTAGCGCAATCGCTACCATCACAGTAAACGGCGATGGCGGCGCTACAATCACCGCGTACCAATTGGGTTGGGGCCTCAGTTCTACGACCCCTACGAGTACGCATACCGGACCCTTGTCGCAGATCATATCTGGTCTGCTTCCAGGTAAGGTGTATTACTTCTTCGGAAGGGTTCAGAACTCTGTTGGTTTCAGCCCCTGGTCAACAGCAACGGCAGCAAAAACCATTGCCGGTGCTCGAGTAAAAGTTAGTGGAGTGTGGAAAGACGCCATCCCGTATGTTAGAGTGGGCGGCGTCTGGAAAGTTGCTCGTCCTTGGGGTCGCGTGGCAGGCGTTTGGAAAGAAACAACGTAACAGACCTCAAGGAGGAAATTGATGGAGCAATGGGTGCCGTTAATCTTAACAGCGGCTGCTTCGATTGTCGCGTCTTCTGGGTTCTGGGCTTATATCCAGAAGCGCGACAATCAAAAGGGTGCTACTTCTACTCTCTTGATGGGCCTGGCTTACGACAAGATCGTGAGTCTAGGCCTGAGCTACATCGAACGGGGATGGATCTCAAAAGACGAGTACGAAGACTACCGAAAGTACTTGTTTGAGCCCTACAAGGCTATCGGTGGTAACGGAGTAGCTGAGCGTGTCATGGCGGATGTGTCTCAGCTCCCCCTGCGGTCCCACGGGAGATACGCCGAGATCGTCCCAATTCAAAGAAATCAAGGAGTGGCGTAATGACTATCCCCGAGGCGCCGAAATTGCCGTTCCTGACGGATCGGTCGTACAACCTGATGAAATTCATCGCCCAGATCTTCTTACCAGCGGCTGCTTCAGCGTACTTCTCGCTGAGTCAGATCTGGCATCTCCCACACGCCACTGAAATCGTCGGGACGATCACTGTTCTCGATGCATTTTTGGGGGTTCTGCTGAGCCTCAGTACCAAGTGGTATCAGAACAGTGGAGCTCAGTACGACGGAGTCATTGAGGTTGACGACGAGGGCGGGAAGAAGATGTTCTCCTTGATCCTCAACTCCGACGTTGACAGCCTCGACCAGAAAAAGGAAGCCAACTTCAAGATTACCCCTCGAATTCCCTAGTAGGACAGGTCGCGCATTATACACGTCGTATAATGAGACCCCTACGAAAGGAATCACATGCGAACCAATGACCCCTCAGAATTGTCGGGACTTGAAGAGGCCATCAACGGAGTATTGTCCGAAATGGCCGGTGAGCGCAGTGATTCCGACGAGTACAAGAAAATGGTCGATCAGCTAGTCAAGCTCTACAAGATGCAGGAGATCGAAAACGACTTCTACTTGAAGAAGCTCGAGGAAGACCGCGTCCAATTGGCATCCAATGCCGAAACGATGCACAAAGCCTACGAGCACGAACTCAAGGTGAAGGAATTTGAGAAATCCCGTCGTGTGAGCCCCGACACGCTGGCGATCGTCGCCGCGAACATCGTCGGAATCCTGTTGATCATCGGCTACGAACGTGCAAACGTTGTAACCTCAAAAGCCCTCGGCTTCATACTGAAGTCCAAGTAAGCACTGAACCGATCCAGGAAATCGAAGTAGGAGGCGTGTAGCAATTACACGTCTTCTATTTTTTGGCCCTTCGCAGAATTTACATGGCTCTTAATGAGACCCCTACGAAAGGACCTAATTATGAAAAACATCAATTGGAAGAACGCTAAAAATGTTGCTCTAGGAGCAGTTGTTGGCCTAGGAATTGGAGTTGTTGTGACTGTAGTTTACTACACGAAGACCACTTATATTCTGAAAGAAGCACACTGGACCCCGCAAGGCGACATGATGCTAGAGTTCTTCCACCGAGATGGAGCCCTACTTATTCCCAAAGATTGATCTCAGAGCAGAGCCCTCCACAAGGGCTTTTGCTTTCGCAGGGTTTACTCGTCTTATAATGAGACCCCTACGAAAGGACTTACTATGTTCAAGAAGCGTGCGATTCAAATCAAAATGGTTGAAGCCGACCCCGCCAAAAACACCACCGAACACGAGATGCCTGCTTACATGGATCCCGAGCGAATGAATGAAATCGCTAAGGACTTTGTGAAGCACACCGCAATCGTTCTCGGAGTGACCTTCGTCGCTGTGGCCGCCTTTTCAGCCGTTGCCCGAATCATCGTTTCCGCTGCAGAAGCAAGTAACAAGTAGAAATCAAAGCCTAGGCCCTTACAAGGGTTTTAGGTTTTCGTTCTGAAAAAATCCCCGGGTGGAAAATTCGCAGAAATCACACGGCTTATAATGAGAGATTGGAAACATTAGTTGCATCGAGGCAACTACTCTTATTTTTGTCGCAGAATTTACATGGCTCTTAATGAGACCCCTACCAAGGAGAAGCCATGCTGAAGAACCTTGCCAACAAGCCGGCCGTCAAGCTCGCTGCCATCATCACCGCCAACATCGCGGTCGTGGTCGCAACGCAGCTGATCGCCAAGAAGATTGTTGACATCATCGAAGCCTGATCCCTACTAGATCATCAAACCGAAGACCCCACAAGGGTTTTAGGTTTTCATTTTTGCTCCTCTCGATCGAAAGGTGCGTGTCATGCTTGAGTTCCTCAACTTCGTTGTTCTGCTCTTCAAGGTGCTCGTGTTCTGCTTGATCGTCGCTCTCTTCTTCTGGGTCGCGCCAGCGATCATCATGGAGGTTCTCGAGGAGCAGAGAGAAAAGGAGCGAAATCATCACCGACGCCGGCGGAGCGACGACGACACCTACATGGTGTATCTTGTCGAGGCCTACCGCGAACGAAAGAAGAGCCAAGGTCAGTCCGTCATGATCGTCTCTCGAGCCAAACCTCTTTGGAGCATGTGATGGGCGAACTCATCTTCGTAGCACTCATGGCCGTCGGAATTGCACTCGGCGTCTTCATGCTCGCTGTGTTGATCCTCTTCACGCTTTATGTCGTCATCATCGAAATTCGATACTGGCGTCGGGTACGGAGGATCCACAAGGCTCGAGTGGAGATGCTCAAAAGAGAGCTCGCCAACCAAACCGTGAGAAAGCGAGTCCACCGGCGGTTAGAACAGATCAAGGGGAACGAACAGTTCCTCGCTAAGCTTCGAAGGGAAATCGGTGAACTTTAGCGGACTCGTCGCACGAGTAACCAAATTTGCTGCAGACAATTCTCCTGCGATTCTGACCGCCATCGGAGTCACCGGAACGATTGCCACAGCATATCTGGCCAGCAAAGCTTCCTTCCAGGCCTCCTACAAGATCTTCTACGAGGAGCAAGATCGTCTAGGTCGAGAAATGACGACCAAAGAGGTCGTGCGCTCCACCTGGAAGCTCTACGTCCCAGCTGCCGCTATGGGATGTACCACGATCGCCTGTATCATCATGGCCAATAGGATTGGGACCCGTCGAGCTGCCGCCATGGCTGCGATGGTCGCCATTTCCGAGAAGGCCTTCGATGAGTACAAGGCAAAGGTCGTCGAGAAGATCGGCGAACGCAAGGAACAAGCCGTCCGCGACGAGATCGCTCAGGACCGGGTGACGAACAACCCCCCGTCTCGAGAAGTGGTCATAATGGGCGGCGGGGATGTTCTCTGCCACGACATGTACTCCGGACGATATTTCCACAGCGACATGGAAACGATCCGGAAGGCTCAGAACGACATCAACGGCATGGTCCTCAACGATATGTACGCATCGTTGAGTGACTTCTACTATCTGATCGGCCTCACCAAGACGGGTGTCTCAGATGAGGTCGGTTGGAACGTTGACAAACAGCTCGATCTGAAGTTCTCGGCGACGATGGCCGAGAACGGTCGACCCTGCATGACGATCACGTTTGCGGTGGCACCAGTTCGGGACTACAATCGCTTGAGCTGATCGCAAGATCTACACAGCTCATAATGAGACCCCTTTAAATGAAAGGACCACCAAAATGGAAACCAACGAACTCGAGATCGCCGTCACCGACGCCTCCTCGAACGCACCCGTCAACAAGTACACCGTGATTGGATTCGCCGCCGGCATTGTCGTCGTCGGATCCGTCGTCGCGGTCATCAAGTGGAGGAAGTCGCGTTCCGAGCCGGCCGTCGAGACCACGGTGGAGCCCGAGACCGTTGCCTACGTTCCTGGTAGCAACCGCAAAAACGCTTAAAGACCTCTAAGGCTGAAGCTCTGTTAACCACACAGAGCTTCTCCTTTTAGCTTCTCCCCCGAAAGGTACAAAATGCTCAAAAAGGACATCACGTTCCATGATCTCGACGGAAACGAGCTCACGGAGACGTTCTACTTCAACATCAACAAGGCCGAGCTCGCCCGGATGGAGCTGACCCACAAGCACGGTCTCGAGGAGTACCTCAAGATCATCATCGCGGCCGATGACCGGTCAGCGATCCTGAAGGCCTACGAGGACATCCTCCTCATGGCGGTCGGTCAACGTCACGAGGACGGTCGGCGCTTCGTCAAGTCGGACGAGATCCGCAATGCCTTCGCTCAGTCCGAGGCCTACGTGGAGTTGTTCCTCGAGCTCTTCCAGGCCGACAAGATGGTCGAGTTCGTCAAGGGCATCCTGCCGGCCGCACTCGTCGAGAACAAGACGGTGATGGTCGAGCTGCCCAAGGAGGCCGCGCCGGTCTTCAACCTCAAGCCCCTCGGTAAGGCCTCGATGGAAGAGGATCCACTGGGGATCAAGGCGCGCTTCGAGGAGATGGTCACGGAGCCCTCCGAGGTCAAGTACGTCGAGGACTACAGCCGAGCTGAGCTCCTCGACATGCCTACCGAACAGTTCCGCCGACTCCGTTACAAGAACGGCTAAACACCCCGTCCCACGTCCGAAACAACGAAAGGATCAGCCATGTCCCGTCGACGTCGTCAGAAGCAGTATGGCTTCGGAAGCCTGCTGCTCGACTTCATCCTCACCATCCTCACCGGCGGCCTATGGCTGATCTGGGTGGTCATCCGCACGGCCAACAACACCTCCAACCGCTCCTACCGCTAAACTTTACACCTGCACAAAGTGAGACATGGGAGTCAGCGAGAGTCCTTCTGAGGGGTCGAGGCTCTTTCCCGGACGCTGACTTATTCACGACAGCCGATGACCTGAACAACCGAACATGCGCCCATTTCTCGCGAAAAAAACACGCCTCATAATGAGACCCCTACCGAAAGGACCCCTAATCATGAACAAGCTTGATATCGCCAAAGGCGTCGTCAGTTTCGTCGTTTGCGCCGGTACTTCCAAGATCGTCAGCCAGATCATCCAGAACAACGCTACCCCCCGGAACACCATCGACCTCGTGTCGATGACCGCGGGCGGCTACGTGATGGGCGCTCTCGTCGCTGAGGCATCGAAGAAGTACACGGACGCGAAGGTCGAAGCCGTCGCTACCTGGTGGACCGAGAATGTCACGAAAAAACTCCAGAAGTAACAACTCAAACTACTAGGCCCGTAACAAGGCCTTTTAGTTTTTCTCCCTGGATCGCGAGGCAAATGTGGAAGAATTCCCGACCAATAGTCACAAGGCGAAAGCGGCTCCTGAGGAGAACACCGACACCACGAAAAAAATCGAGAAAGTTACTACTGGTGTGGTGATGACTCGAAAGAAGCCTCTCGGTAAGCGATTTGCCGAGACCTTCTTCGGTGGGGATACAAAAGGCGTCCTGAACTACGTGATGATCGATGTTCTCTTGCCGGCTGCGAAAGACATGATCGCCGACGCCGTCAGCCAGGGCATCGAACGAATGATATTCGGTGAGGCTCGCTCGACAAGCCGTCGAACGGGCATGCGTCCGGGTGGTCACAGTGGCTACGTCAGCTACAACCGCTTCGCCCCGAACAACCAACAGCGACAGCGAGAAGAACCTAGAAATGTGAGCCGGCGCGCCAGGGCTTCACATGACTTTGACGAGATCATTCTCGCCACTCGAGTGGAAGCCGAAGAGGTCATCAGTCGACTCTTCGACATCATCGCTCGGTACGAGCAAGCGACCGTCTCGGACCTGTATGAACTCGTCGGAGTTTCCGGAAACTTCACCGATGAGAAGTACGGCTGGACGGATGTCCGCGGCGCCGGCGTTGTTCGGACTCGTAACGGATATTTGCTCGACTTGCCCAAGCCCGAACAGCTGGACTGAGATGCTCAACGAACAAGCACTACGGGAGCTCGTCAAGACGATATTCCCGACGAAGGCGTGGCGGAAGAAAGTCGATAAGATGCCACCTAAACAACTCCTGGCCATCGTCATGAAGTTTCGCGAGGAAGGTAAACTCTGATGAATCTGAAAGCAATCGGTAACGTCATCACAAGCAAGATGGGTCGTCAGCTACTCATCGCTCAGAAGCACTCCCCCGTCCTGCTGTTCGGCGCCGGCGTGATCGGTGTCGTCACGACCGTGGTCTTGGCCAGCAAGGCGACACTCAAGCTCGAGGCGGTCCTCGAGGGCGTCGAGAAGGACGTGCTGACCATCGAGTCGGCGCAGCTGAAGGGCTACAGCGAGGACGACCGCAAGAAGGACAAGATCCTGATCTACACCAAGGCCGTCGTCAACATCTCTCGCCTGTACGGCCCTGCATTCCTCGTGGGTGTCGCATCGATCGCGGCCCTCACCGGATCCCACGTCGTCCTCAATCGTCGCCTGGCGGGCGTTACAGCGGCCTACGCGGCCCTCGAGAAGGGCTGGAACGAGTACCGCCGGCGTGTCATCGGAGAGTACGGCGAGGACAAGGACCGTGAGTTCCGCTATGGCACCGTCGAGCGCGAGGTCCTCGAGGAGACCAAGGAGGGTCCGGTTGCCAAGATGATCAAGGAACTGGACCCGAACAGCTACTCGGTCTACTCCAAGTTCTTCGACGAGCTCTGCCCGGACTTCCAGCGCGAACCAGAGTACAACATGCTCTTCCTGCGGGCGCAGCAGAACTACGCGAACGACAAGTTGCGCTCCAAGGGCCACCTGTTCCTGAACGAGGTCTACGACCAGCTGGGGATCGAGCGGACGCAGGCCGGCCAGGTCGTCGGCTGGGTCATCAGCAAGGAAGGAGACAACTTCGTCGACTTCGGGATCTTCAACGCGAATCGCGAGCGGTCCCGGGCCTTCGTCAACGGCCAGGAGGCGGCCATCCGGCTCGACTTCAACGTGGACGGCGTCATCTACGACAAGATCGGAAAATGATGAACCGTCCAGCTGTGGTCGTCGGCGTGTCTTCCGTTGTGTCGTTGGCTGCTGGTGCTGCCGCGGGCTATTTCTTCGCGCAGAAGAAGCTCGAGAAGCGGTACGAGGAGATGACGAAGCGAGAGATCGCCGAGGCCAAGACCTTCTACAGCGCCCTACACAAAAAGGGCGAGTTCGAGACGCCGGCTGCAGCAGCTGAGAAGTTGATCGGCGTTTTCGCTCCTGCGCCGATCATAGACGAAGCCGTCGAGGCCTTGCGGAGCTACCAGGGCGTGAACAAGTACCACCCTGGCGTGGTGAACAAGCCCTCTGTGGAGGAGGTCATCGCGAACGTCTTCCAGCAAGCGGATCAAGACGTCGACGTGGAGTCCGAAGTACGAAACCGGACCGAAGAGGCTCCGTACATCATCAGCAAGGAAGAGTTCCTGCAGAACGAGCCGGAGTACACACAGGACACTCTGACGTACTACGCCGGCGACGAAGTTCTCGCGGACCAACAGGACATGGTCGTCGAGAACGTCGACAGGACGGTCGGATTGAATTGCCTCCGATTCGGTTATCGTTCGGGGGACAAGAACGTCGTATACGTTCGGAACGATGTTCTCGAGCGTGACTTCGAGATCCTCCAGAGCACCGGAGAGTACGCCAAGGAAGTCGCGGGACTCTGATGACTGAGCCACTTGATGAGACATATTTCACGTGGCTCTACGGTCAGGTCAGTTCGGTTGAAGAAACAAACCCATCAAAGACGTACTGGGATCTGCTACGTGCGCTCTACAAAAAAGAGTTCATCTGGGTGGTGCCCAATGATGATAACCGAGCAGAGGATGGCCGAGACCTAAGAATCGAATTCTTCGACAACATGAACATCCATGTTGGCGGGAAAGATTGGGCGATGTTCGGGTGCTCGATGCTCGAGATGCTGATCGGTGTATCTCGACGTCTGGCCTTCGAAGCGGAAGGTCGACCACAGACCTGGTTTTGGCAGCTCATCAGGAACCTCGGCTTGAACCGATGCACCGACAACAAGCCACTTCCCAAAAAAAGAGTTGATGACTGCCTAGATCAGGTTATCTGGCGGACCTATTCGCCCGATGGAACAGGAGGCCTGTTCCCGCTCAAGGACCCTCAAAAAGATCAACGACAAGTCGAGATCTGGTACCAACTGAGCGCATACCTCCTGGAACGCGACTACTAGCAAGAAAGGAGGGTAGATGGATTTCTTCCAGGTCTCCACTCGAGAGGCCAAAGGTGGATCCTTCGAGGTGTATCCCGACTTCGTTGTTGGTCGGTCAAAGGATCTAATGGTTCGGGGTCGGGCATTCTACGCAATTTGGGATGAATCACAAGGTTTGTGGTCCAGGGACGAGTACGATGTACAGCGTCTCGTGGACCATGAACTTCGTGATTACGCTGAAAAAAGCGGCCTGACCTCGAACGTGAAATACATGCGTTCCTTCAACACCAATGGCTGGAACCAGTTCCGTAAGTTCATTGGTCAAATCAGCGATAACAGTCATCAGCTGGACGAGACCTTGACGTTCGCAAATACGAATGTCAAGAAGACGGACTACGTCAGCCGGCGGCTTCCATATAACCTATCCTCCGGAGATATCAGCGCCTGGGACGAACTCGTCGGGACTCTCTATGCTCCGGAAGAAAGGGCGAAGATCGAATGGGCTATTGGTGCAGTCATTTCTGGAGATTCCAAGAAGATCCAGAAGTTTCTTGTCCTCTACGGTCCTGCCGGTACGGGCAAGTCAACTGTCCTGAACATCATCCAGAAACTGTTCGACGGGTATACGACAACGTTCGAAGCGAAGGCACTGGCCTCGAACGGGAACTCTTTTGCAACTGAAGTGTTCAAATCCAATCCCCTGGTTGCGATCCAACATGATGGGGATTTGTCCAAGATCGAGGACAACACCAAGTTGAACTCACTCATCTCTCACGAAGAGATGACGTTCAACGAGAAGTACAAGCCCAGCTACACGAGCAAAGCCAATGCGCTCTTGTTGATGGGTACCAACCAGCCAGTGAAGATCTCAGACGCCAAGTCGGGCATCATCAGGCGTCTGATCGACGTCCATCCGACTGGCGTCAAGTTGGCTCCGAATCACTATCACACGTTGATGGCGAAGATAGATTTCGAGCTGGGTGCGATTGCACACCACTGCCTCGAGATCTATCGACAGATGGGGAAGAACTTCTACAACACATATCGACCCCTCGAGATGATGCTGCAGACGGATATCTTCTTCAACTTCATAGAGTCGAACTACGATGTGTTCAAGACGCAAGATGGCACGACCCTCAAGCAGGCTTACGCACTGTACAAGGAGTACTGCAGTGACACAGGCATTGAGCGGCCGCTACCACAGTACAAGGTCAGAGAAGAACTGCGGAATTACTTCAAAGAATTTCATGACCGAACTACAGTGGACGGAGTTATTGCCAGGAGCTACTACTCCGGTTTTACGGCACATCCGTTTAAGTCTCCGATCGATGACAGCGCACAAGCGTTCTCGTTGGTCATGGACGAAACCACGTCGATATTTGATCTGGAGTACGCTGAGCAGCCAGCTCAGGGAGCAAAGGATGATGGGACACCCAGTCAACGTTGGTCTAACGTTAAGTCAACTCTAGCTGAGGTCGACACATCGACGCTTCACTACGTAAAACTCCCCGACAACCACATCGTAATCGATTTCGATCTCAAGGACGACACCGGTGGAAAATCTCTTGAACGAAATCTGGGAGCGGCTAGTGAGTGGCCAGCCACTTATGCCGAGCTTAGCAAAAGCGGCGCTGGAGTCCATCTCCATTACATTTACGCCGGAGATCCATCCGAACTTCATCCGAATTACTCTGACGGAATCGAAGTCAAAGTCTTCGCTGGAGACAGCTCGCTCCGTCGGTGCCTCACTAGATGTAATAACGTACCGATAGCAACAATCAACAGCGGACTCCCGATCAAGGAGAAGAAGGTGCTCGAAGCGTCGACGATCCAGAGCGAGAGGGGGCTCCGGGAACTCATCGCTAGAAACCTTCGCAAGGAGATCCATCCGGGGACCAAGCCCTCGATCGACTTCATCTACAAGATCCTCGAGGATGCATATCTCTCGGGGATGAACTACGACGTCACGGATCTGCGATCGCGAATCGTGGCGTTTGCCAACAACAGTTCGAATCAGCCTTTGCAGGCCCTCAAGGTTGTGCAGAAGATGCGGTGGAAGTCAGACGAGATCTGCATGGCCGGGCTCGAGCCGTTCCCATATGGCCAGAAGGATCCGAACGACACGACTCCAACCAAGGATGACCCGCTGGTCTTCTTCGACATCGAGGTTTACCCCAACCTCTTCGTCATCTGCTGGAAGTACCAAGGCAGTCCAACCGTTGTGCGCATGATCAACCCCAGCGCACAAGAAGTCGAGGGCTTGTTCAAGCTCAAGCTGATTGGCTTCAATAACCGTCGCTATGATAACCACATCATGTACGCGGCGTATCTCGGTTACGACAACGAGAAGCTCTACCGGCTTTCGCAGAAGATCATCGAGGGCAACGTAGGGTCTATGTTTGGTGAGGCTTACAACCTTTCCTACACGGACATCTACGACTTCAGCTCGAAGAAACAGGGGCTGAAGAAATTCCAAATCGAGTTGGGCATCCCCCACGTCGAGCTCGATCTGCCATGGGACCAGCCGGTTGACAAGAAGCTCTGGAAAAAGGTCGAGGAGTACTGTGTCAATGATGTTCTCGCCACCGAAGCCACGTTCGAGGCTCGGAAGCAGGACTTCGTTGCTCGACAGATTCTCGCCGAACTGAGCGGGCTTACAGTCAACGACACGACCCAGAAGCACACTGCCAAGATCATCTTCGCTGGAGACAAAAATCCCCAGCGAGACTTCGTGTACACCGATCTCAGCAAAGAATTCCCGGGGTACGTATATGAGCGTGGTGTCAGCACGTATCGAGGCGAGACAACCGGCGAAGGCGGATACGTATACGCTGAACCGGGGATGTATTCAAATGTGGCGCTTCTGGACGTGGCGTCTATGCATCCGACCAGTATACGCCAACTCGACCTCTTTGGTCCATACACTCGAGCCTTCGAAGAACTTGTACTTGCCCGCCTGGCAATTAAGGGCAAGCATTACGACGAGGCAAAAGATCTCCTTGGAGGTAAACTCGCTAAGTATCTTGGCGGTACTGAGAGTGACCTTCGCGGCCTTTCGGATGCTCTCAAGATCGTCATCAACATCGTTTACGGATTGACCTCGGCGAAGTTCGACAACGCCTTCAGAGACGTCCGTAACGTGGACAACATCGTCGCCAAGCGTGGTGCTTTGTTCATGATCGATTTGAAGCATTTCCTGCAGGAGCGTGGGTTCACGGTCGCCCATATCAAGACTGACTCGGTGAAGATTCCTGACGCAACGCCAGAGATCATCGAGGAAGTCAATCAGTTCGGCGAGAAGTACGGGTACACGTTCGAGCACGAGGCTACGTACGACAAGTTCTGCCTTGTCAACGACGCGGTGTACATCGCCAAGGAAGAGGACTGTTTGACCCCGCATTGGGTTGCGGTGGGAGCTCAGTTCCAGCATCCGTACGTCTTCAAGAAGCTCCTCAATCGTCAGGCCCCTATCGAGTTCGAGGACATGTGTGAGACCAAGCAGGTCACTCAGGGGGCTATGTACTTGGACTTCGTGCACTCGAAGGACAAAACCGATTGGGAGTCGATGAGCTTCATCGGCCGCACCGGACGATTCGTCCCCGTGAAAGAGGGTTTCGGAGGGGGAACGCTCTGGCGCGTCAAGGACGGAAAGTCTTACGCAGTCGCCGGAACTAAGGGCTATCTGTGGGCTGAGGCGAATATCATCGAGGCTTATCCCACGGAAGCGATCGACATGAGGTACTTCGAGGATCTGGCCGACACCGCGATCAAGACCATCGAGAAGTTCGGTAACTTCGAGGAGTTCATCAACTAAGGAGGACCCATGGACCGAACGTTCAACGCTGCCCAGGAAGACGACGCGATGATCCGCTTGCAGCGGGCGCGGGATCTCGTGACGGCGTACGTTCTCGAGCACCTGGACAAGACTGACGAGAAGGTCGAATTCATGACCTACGTCGTCTGGTTCAGCAAGACGCTGCAGAACTGGAAGGCGCTGGTTAGCACCACCCTGCCCGACAAGATGTACTACGAGGTCACGTACAACGGTGACAAGAAGGAGGCGTACATCGACGCCTACCTGAAGGTCGGCAACCAGTGCGTGCGCGACGGAGACTGGCCGCTGAAATGACCACACTTCCCCAGAGGTACCGGTTGATCCCGGTCTCGATCGAAGCCGCTCAGCTTTCGGTCGATACTGCGGAGCGCATTTCGGTATGGTCCGGAGGAAGGATTGTCGAGGAGATCGATCCCGTCAACTCGACGAAGCGATTCGTGGCCATGAACATTCCTACTCTCGAAGGCGTCAAGCGAGCCAGCGAGGGCGACTACGTAGTTCGATCCCTGTCCGGCGAGTTCGACGTCATGCGGGCCCGGGAGTTCGAGCGCAAGTACGAGATCATCTGATGGCTGAGAAGGATCCTCGGATTCACGAGAGTCACAGCATGCGAAGCTTTTCAGACGTTCCTTGGGGGTGTTGGACTTGTGGAGCATGCCAGTGCCACCACATGGACAATCTCCTTCAGCCCTGCACCAAGGGAATCAAACCCAAGAAGGGCTAAGATGAACAAGATCGTTCCTCTGGTTGTGTACGTCGATGGCGAACGCGTCATTGTCGGTAACGCAATCGTAAAATCGAATGGATCCGTGGAAGCCCATTTCACCAGTCACGAGATGGCTGATCGATTGGGTTTCTCGGAGGCTGAAGGCTCTCTGTCTCTTGGACCGATTGATCTCGGAAGCAGAGAGCCTCTGGCTCACACCGAAGCTTGCGTGATCAAGGAGACGAAATGAGCGGTTCGCTCATCATCGAAGACGCTCAGCTGGTCTTCAGGAACTTCGCCGGCAAGGAGGGGAAGTACAATGCAGAAGGTGACCGAAACTTCTGCGTTCTCCTCGACGAGGGCGCCGCTGAGGACATGCTCCGCGACGGCTGGAACATCAAGGCCCTCCGGTCTCGAGAGGAGGGCGATCCAGAGAAACCTTACGTCCAGGTCTCGGTGGGCTTCAAGTTTCGCCCGCCGAAGCTGGTCATGATCACTTCCAAGGGTCGTACCCATCTGACCGAGTCGGAGCTCGAGCTTTTCGACTTCGTCGACATCAAGAAGGTCGACCTGATCATCCGGCCCTACACTTGGGCGGTCGGCGGAAAGTCAGGCGTCAAGGCGTATCTGCAGTCGATGTTCCTCACGGTCGAGGAGGACTTCCTCGAGCTGAAGTACGCCGATGTTCCCGAGATCGGCGCAGCACCCAGTCGGCCGGAACTGGAAGCGGGTCCGGAACAGGACTCTCGAACCATCGAAGGAGTATGGAGTGACTGAGTACATCTTCTCTCTCACGGCGATATCGGAGGCCATCACCACTTCGCTGTTCGAAGAGATGATCGAGGGGTTCCGAGCGGTGGTTCGAGAAAACCAGTCAGCTACTCTGTCGTTGACCCAGTACGAGCCGGATCAGCTCAGTGATAACGCTGTTGTGACGCCCTTGTTGGCCATGGGTGACGACAAGGACCAGTTCTTCTCGGACGATAACACCCTTCTCAAGGTCCGGGTATGCCTCATGCAGCACGGCATGACCGAGACCGAGGCGCTCGACGCGATCAACGACATGCAGAACAAGGGCATTCTGTTCCGAGAGAGGCATTAGATGCTGGAGATCCAGAAGTTCGTTCGTAAGCCCTTCCCTGTCGACGTCGTCAAGATCACCGACAACAACTTCGACGAGGTCGTCAAGTGGTGCGGCGGCGAGGTTCAGCACAACCCGTCGAAGAACCCGAACAAGAAGGGCGCGCGCTTCATTCGCGTCCAGGTCATCCGGGCGTTGAACGACCGCCAGACCAAGGCCTTCGTGGGCGACTACCTCCTGCAGGTCGGCACCAGCTACAAGATCTACACGGAGAAGGCGTTCCTCGAGAGCTTCGAGCCGGTTTCGGTGGTCGTGTATGAGGATGAGAACCTGGTTCCGGCCTGGTGCCCCGATCGCTTCGTCTAGTTCCAACATTTGTAGGTTAGGACAGGGTTGCGGGGACCTGTTCTTTCCTAGAGGTGTCGGACCTCTAAAATTCGAGTAGGGAGAAGCAAATGCCCGAAGAGTACTGGGACGCCCTGTTCGTCGAAAAGTACTACGTCATGGACGCCGTCGACGAGGATCTCCTGTTCGATGGGACAAAGCTGCGGAACGGCATGGAGGTCTTGATCGAGTCCTCCGACTTTCGCGAGGACATGGCGACGCCTATGGATTCTCGGAAGATGAGCGCCGCGCTCAAGTGGAACCGGTGGTCGTACGTCTCGGAGCTGCAGATCCTCCCCAACGCGGTCTCGTTCATCGCGATCTACGACGACGGCAGCAAGCGGAAGATCGACGCTCCACGAGACATGGCATGGTTCGTCAAGAAGCACACCATGCCGACGCCGGAGCAAGGTCTGGAGATCCGGAAGATCGAGTGGGACCTGGAGATCCGGAAGGTCGAGTGGGACATCGACGCGAACCGGCCGGTTCAGGATGGCGAGAGCTTCCCTGCGGGTGGTACCGACATGCGGGATTTCCCTCCGAGTGCCACCGAGATGCGGGCCTGATGCGCGGCGTCGGGTGGTTCCTCTTCGTCGTGGCTGTCGCGTTCGTCGTCGCCTGGTCGTGGGCGAACCACTGATGCGACAGACAATCATCATCGTCCTGGCAGTATTCGCGCTTCTGACGGGGTTGGCTTGTGAACCGGAGGGTCCATCCAAGGGCGATCCGTTTCCTGCCCCCGCCAAAACCACAGCTGGTAAGCCCAAGCAGTGCGACCCCAATGAGGTCCCTCCGGACAAGCCGAATCTCGACCAGAAGCGCTACGTCACTATCTACGGCTGCGTCGAGGATGGTTTCCAGCCGATTGAGCTCTTTACCGGGGCTCGAGACAAAACGACAGGCGAGTACGGAGAACACAACGAGCCGTCGGCGAACACGAAGGTTCATTATGTTGTGGGTTACGACAGCGGCCACAAGGTAGTGCTGGACATCTCGTTCAAACCTTCAAAGACCGGTTCCCAGCAAGGGATGTTGTACATCTCAGATGGGCCAGCCAACCGAAAGACGCTGTACATCTCCGGCTCCTGGAAGATCAAGACCAGCTTCAACACGGCTCGATGAAGGGAGGTGATCTCATGGACAGACAGCCGTCAACACAGGTGTAACTGAATGAGCTCGGCCGGCGAGAGCCACCGTTCCAAGAGAGGTAGGGGTCCATCCGGGGCTCCTACCTCTCTTATGTTTTTACTCGCGCGAGAAACATGGCCTATAATAGAGACCCCTTACGAAAGGACACCGCCATGACCATTCGTGCGATCAAGTTCACTCGAGAGAACCTGCCGAAGATCGTCACTGCATATCCTGCAGTGGTGGACAAGCCGTGGATCGAAGAAGAGCTCGTGTTGGCCGAACAGGCCGTCATCGACTTCTACTTCGTCGCGGACACCACCATGATGCAGCGCTATCGCGTGATGACCAAGCACCACCTCGAGGACGTGTACGAGACGTACGCAGATGAAATTGGAGATGACTTCCGAACGATCTAACTCTAAAGCAGGGCGCCTTAACACGGCGTCTTGTTTTTACTTGAAGGGAGGCGCGTGGTAGTTGAATTGTACCCCCACCAGAAACAAGCCATTGAAGATCTCGACAATGGCAAGATCTTGTGGGGTGGTGTAGGGACGGGGAAGTCTCTAACTGCAGCTGCGTACTACATGAAGAAGGAAGCAGACGCTGATGTATATGTCATCACAACTGCGAAGAAACGCGATTCTCTCGATTGGGAGAAGGAGTTTGCAAAATTCGGGATTGGGAAGCATCTCGATGCCACGGTCGCCGGCGCCCTCACCGTGGACTCCTGGAACAACATCGGAAAGTATCGGGACATTCAAGGTGCCTTCTTCATCTTTGACGAACAAAGGTTGGTTGGCAGTGGGGAATGGAGTTCGGTATTCATTCGGATCGCTAAGACCAACCGGTGGATCCTACTCTCCGCTACCCCCGGAGACACCTGGTTGGATTACATTCCTGTATTCGTGGCCAACGGATTCTACAAGAACCGCACGGAATTCAAGCGGGAACATGTCGTATACAATACCTTCGCCAAATTCCCCAAAGTCGATCGATACGTCAACGTCGGAAGACTTGTAAGACTGCGGAATCAGCTATTGGTGGAGATGCCGTATCAATCGCACACAGTACGGCATGTACATGATGTAGCGGTGGACTACGACAAAGAGCTCTTTGAGAAGGTGGTGAAAGAACGATGGAATGTCTACGAGAATCGGCCTCTCCGAGATGTGGCCGAATTGTTCTCGGTGATGCGAAAAACTGTGAACTCGGATGCGTCGAGGTTGCATGTTGTGAAAACTCTTATGGCGGAACACAACCGTATAATTGTTTTCTACAACTTCGACTACGAGCTGGAATTGCTCCGATCGCTGGGGAATCTTGCTTCTTTTGCGGAATGGAATGGCCATAATCATCAGCCAATCCCTATTTGTGAGAAGTGGATCTACCTTGTGCAGTACCAGGCCGGCGCCGAAGGGTGGAACTGTGTGGAGACTGACACCACATTGTTCTATAGTTTGCCGTACTCGTACAAGAACTGGCACCAAGCCTTCGGACGGATCGACCGGTTGAACACTTTGTACACCGATCTTCACTACTATGTTTTGAAGTCAGATTCGATGATTGACCAAGCTATCTCGAGATGCCTGAAGAACAAAAGGAGCTTTAACGAGGGTCATTTCAGGACAAATAGGGATAAATAGGTACTATTCGGGGCGAGAGTGGGACAAATAGGATCAAAATAGGACATACCTGTGACCAATCGGGGCAAGGTGGTATAAATCGGACATTAGGGACATGGCCTTGTAGAAACTGATTTGGGACGAAGTGTACAAAACGGACATTTGATGGACCCAATCTGCCAAATCTGCCAAATCTAACGCTAAAACTATCCCTAGTAATCAAAGTTAATACTCTTATTATGAGTATTAACTCTGTTAATCTAGAAAAGTTTTTAGCAAAATTTTTGGTTTTTGGCAGATTCATGACAAGAGGTGATTCATGGAGCAATGGCATGATTTAGCAATGCATCGCTGTTCGGCGTACTCAGTCAGCAGTTTCGGTCGGGTCTACAACAAAGACACTGATCGAATGATGAGCCTCTCTAAGAACCAACAAGGTTTCCTAAAGGTGTCACTGATCACGGATCAAAGAGAACGGGTCACTCTCCAAGTCAACCGATTGGTAGCGCATTTCTTTCTCCCCGGTTTTACCGAAATCTTTAACACCCCCATCCATCTCAACGGAAATCGTGATCACATCTTCGTCAAGAACCTGATGTGGCGTCCTAGGTGGTTCGCTCTCTCTTACCATCGCCAGTTCGACCACAATAGGTATCTTATCGATGATCCCCTCGAGGAGATCGACACTGGAGAGATCTTTGAAGGTTCTCGCCCAGTCATCCGTAGGTATGGATTACTCGAGCGAGACATCGTCCAAGATCTTGTGAACCAGAGAGGAGTCTTCCCAAACGGACAACTGTTCCGTTTGTTACGATAAAGAGTAATACCTCGCTTTCTATTCGCAGGTTATAATAGAAGGAGTAGAATACGCCTCTCAGTTTTGGAAGGAGGATCGATGCGAGAAAGCACATACCAATCTCATTTGATCGTGAGAGCTCGGCGTGAGTTCCCTGGCTGTTTCATTCTGAAGAATGACTCGAGCTACATGCAGGGAGTGCCAGATCTGTTGATCCTCTTCAGGGACAAGTGGGCAATGCTTGAAGTGAAGATCTCGAAGGACGCGACAGAGCAGCCGAATCAACGGCACTATGTCAACCTGCTCAACGTGATGTCCTTCGCGGCCTTCATCTACCCTTCAAATGAGGAAGAAGTTTTTAGTGGACTTCAACAAGTATTCGCCTCAGCAGGTAGCGAACAAACACGCTTTGCTCAGCCCGAGTAACTACCACTGGGTGAACTACGACGAAGACAAGATGCAGCGTGTCTTCTTCGCTAGTGTGGCTGCGCAGCGCGGCACAGAGCTCCACGCTCTGGCACATCAGCTGATCCGTCTTGGTGTTAAGCTTCCCGAGATCGAGAAGACTCTGAACCTCTACGTCAACGATGCAATCGGGTATCGGATGACGTCGGAGCAGATCCTGTACTATTCGGACAACTGCTTCGGGACTGCGGATACCTGTGGATTCAAGAGGAACAAGCTTCGCATCCATGATCTGAAAAACGGCGTGTCTCGCCCCTCCATGGAGCAGCTCAAGATCTATGCTGCTTTGTTCTGTCTCGAGTACCGCTTCCGTCCTATGGACATCGAGATCGAACTCAGGATCTACCAAGGCGACAAGGTCCAGGTTCTCATCCCTGACGTCGACGACATCTTCCACATCATGGACAAGATCATCACCCTCGACAAGCGGATCAACGCACTAAGGATGGAGGCCCTGTGATCATTGATGAGTCTGTCTATCTTGCTCACTATGGGATTCTCCGGAAGTCGGGGCGTTATCCATGGGGTTCAGGCGAGACTCAGGCTGAGCGCAACAAGACATTCCTTGACACTGTCGAGAACCTTCGGAAGCAGGGAATGAGTGAAGCTGAGATCTGCAAAGCTTTCAGCACTCCAGAACATCCGTTCACAACTACTCAGCTTCGGGCTGCCAAGTCCATCGCCAAGAATGAGCAGAAGCAAGCCGACATCGCTATGGCCCAACGTCTCAAGGACAAGGGCTATTCGAATCTGGCCATCGGTCAACGTATGGGCATCAATGAATCTTCGGTTCGAGCTCTCCTTGCTCCGGGCCAAAAGGACAAAGCTGACGTTCTTACGACTACGTCGAACATGCTCAAAGATCAGGTGGCGGAGAAGGGCTTCATCGACATCGGTACTGGAGTGGAACACCACATCGGTATCAGTAGTACGAAGCTTGCGGTGGCGGTCGCGCTTCTACGTGAACAAGGGTACGCAGTCCACACGATCCAGGTAGATCAACTGGGCACCAACAACAAGACTCTGGTCAAGGTTCTTGCCCCTCCTGGTACTACGTATCGAGACATCGCATCCAACAAAGACAAGATCCGCCAGATCTCTGGTTACTCCGACGATGGTGGTCGATCCTGGTCTGGAATTCTTCCACCTTTGTCCATCGCCTCTAAGCGTGTTGCAGTTCGATACGCTGAGCAAGGTGGCGCCGATGCTGACGGCGTGATCTATGTGCGACCAGGTAAGGGTGATCTATCTCTTGGTGGTGCACGCTATGCTCAGGTTCGTATCGCTGTTGACGGTACGCACTATCTCAAGGGTATGGCGATGTACAAAGATGATCTGCCTGTAGGGGTGGATCTCATGTTCAACACAAACAAGAGCAACACAGGCAACAAGCTAGATGCCATGAAGAAGATGACTGATGATCCAGACAGTCCCTTCGGAGCGGTCGTTCGTCAGCTGGGTGAGCGTAACGAAAAGGGACACGTTACTAAACTTACCTCAGTCATGAACGTGGTTAACGAAGAAGGAGACTGGGACACATGGTCCCGAAACCTTTCTTCTCAGTTTCTGTCTAAGCAGAATCACAATCTTGCTAAGACTCAGTTGAACATGACGTTTGAACGTAAGAAGGCAGAGCTAGACGAGATCATGGCCTTGACCAATCCGACGGTCAAGAAGAAGCTACTCGAGGGATTCGCCGATAGTGCTGACTCCTCAGCTGTGCACTTGAAGGCAGCTGCACTCCCTCGACAGATGTCTCATGTGATCCTCCCCATCAACTCGATGAAGGATACTGAGATCTATGCTCCCAACTACAAGAACGGCGAACGAGTAGCACTAGTTCGCTATCCTCATGGTGGCATCTTCGAGATCCCTGAACTCACAGTGAACAATCGTCATCCAGAAGCACGTAAGATTCTGGGTAATGCCAAGGATGCCGTCGGTATCCACAGCAAGGTAGCAGAGCGTCTGTCCGGAGCCGACTTCGACGGCGACACAGTTCTTGTCATCCCGAACGATAAAGGACAGGTAAAGACTGCTCCTGCTCTGGCTGGTCTGAAGGGATTCGATCCCAAAGCTAGCTATCCCGCTTACGACGGAATGCCTAAGATGAGTGCTCGTACCAAGGGTACTCAGATGGGGTTGGTTTCTAATCTCATCACAGACATGACGATTCAAGGAGCTAACGCAGCCGAGCTTGCTCGAGCAGTTCGGCACTCCATGGTTGTCATCGATGCAGAGAAGCACAACCTGAACTACAAGCAGTCGGCCGTCGACAATGGCATCTCTCAGTTGATGGAGAAGTACCAAGGTAGGAAGCAAGGTGGAGCTAAGACTCTGATCTCTAGGGCCACTTCAAGGACTGACGTTCTAGATAGGAAGGCTCGGTCTGCTCGAGAAGGTGGAGCGATTGACCCCCTTACTGGAAAGAAAGTCTTTGTCAACACAGGCGAAAGCTTTGTTGATGCTAATGGGAAGACAGTCTTTAAGACAGTCAGGTCTACTAAGCTAGCTGAGACTGATGATGCAGGCACCCTCTCTTCTGGTACCCCCATAGAGAAGGTGTACGCTGATCACTCTAACAAGTTGAAGAACCTGGCCAATGAAGCACGTAAGACCATGGTCAACACAAAGGACGCCACATGGTCACCTTCTGCAAAGACCGCCTACTCAAATGAAGTGGCCTCCCTCAACGCCAAGTTGAACCTCGCCCTTAGAAACGCACCCTTAGAAAGAAACGCCCAGCTCGTAGCAAACGCCATAGTCTCCCAAAAGCGGCAAGCCAACCCTAACATGGAAGCTTCTGAACTTAAGAAGATCAAAGGTTTGGCATTGACCGAGGCCCGCATCAGAACCGGCGCCTCTAAACAACGCATCGAGATTACAAGTGCCGAGTGGGCAGCCATCCAGGCAGGGGCAATCAGTAGTAACAAACTCAGTCAGATTCTGAACAACTCAGATCTTGACGTAGTTAAGCATCTTGCAACACCAAAGACTCGGTTGACTATGACTTCTGCTAAGAAGAACAGAGCAGAAGCCATGCTTAGATCAGGCTACACCCAGGCAGAAGTAGCTGAGGCCCTTGGTGTATCACTGACCACTCTGAAGACCAGCATAGCTGAGTAAGGAGGACACATGGCAGAACACATGCTAACAACAGTGGACAACCCATTCAATCCTTTCACTCAGTTTGATGAGTGGTATCAGTTTGATAGGGCCGCTGGCTACAACACACCTAGCTTCCTGGCAAGGATCGTCAACACTTCAGATGATTTGTCTGAAGCCGATCAGAGTCTTGCTATTGAAGAAGCGATTGATGAGATTGTAACCGAGAATGTTCTCGGCATCTACCGCAAGGTCGCAGTAGACGCATAGTCTTATCGTTGTGGGTGTAGGAGGATTTAAAGGGAGGGGGGAGG